ACTTATTTACTTATAAACAAAATTTTTAATAACTTTTTTTCAATTATTTTTATTTATCAATACTGCTTTATCTTCTTCGAGCAGATAACAAGGTTTTAAAACTTTCTTATTTCCCCACATTGTAGTTTCTGGACAATACTTATTTACTGCCTTTGGGAGTTCAATATCATTCAACCAAAACAAGTAGTTTGCCTTTGGGTCATTTACAAAGTATAGAGCAACTTTACCAGTACCGATTAGTTTATCGTACTTAAACTTTTCAAGCATTTTAGTATCATAGTGCTTATTTCTAAACTTCATCTCTACAACACATTCTTTTCCTTTAGGTGTTAATCCCTCTGCATCCCAACTCTCTGAACCCTCTCCAGTCCATTTAAGTTGCCATCCATCAAGATTTAATAATTGTACTATTGTTTGTTCTAACTTATGAATTTTGTTTATCATATATTCTATCAATGTCAGCTATCCACATCTTGTAAATTCTTCCGTTACAAGTGCAAGGTTCTGAATATTTATGGTTATAATAATTTGCGTGTAATGTACATAAGATTTTCCTATACTCTGGAGTTAATCTGTTTGTTACATTTGCCTTAAAATTTTCCCAAATAATTCTATCTTGTTCTGTCATTTCTTTTTGTTTTTAGTTACACTTATTTACATTATTAAAGATTTTAACTCATCAAGATTATTAAATGTTTTTAATTTCTCAAACCCATAAAATCCAGTTTTTGTATTTCTTGCTTTTAATTTAGAGTTTTTAATTAAGCCAGTTGATTGATACTTATTAAGAACATCTACTGTTGCAAGTCCACAAACATAAATATATTCTTTGTACATTATATTTATTATTTCTGGAGAATAACTTTTATTAAATATAATAGGAAATAAACCATAGTTGACAGTTTTTACACCTACCTTTAAACCTATACTTTTTAAGTCTGGTTTATGATATTTAAAAGAACTTCCAATTTCCCAATCTACAATTCCATTTATCCCAAACATTTGTTCTAAAGCTAATTCTCCTAAAGTTCCAGTTAAAAATCTTTTATATTGGCTATCATTATCTATTTTGTGATGTGGTTCATTATTTTTAGCTTCAATTAATTTTTTAACAAAATTACTTGCTTTTACATAATTATCTTTAGTTATTTTAATTTTTATGAAATTTTTAGAAAAAGGTGTAATATGTGTTTTATAATTCATTATGTCATTTATTTTTGTTTTGTTTCTTAATATATCTTAATGCTTTAATCATTTTAATAGTTATAAATATATTGCCTATTAATGATAATAATATTATAATACCAACTATTATTATAATTAACTCTTGTATCATATTATAGTTCTTTGTATTTATCTGCTAACATTATGTAATGATAATCAGTTTCACTTAATTTAAGTTTTAACAAATCTTCTTTAACTTCTTTTCTTTTATTACCTATTGGTAATTTATCTACAAGTTGTTGTAACTTCTGTGTTAGTTTCTTTCTATACATAATTTACCAAAGTTCTATATCGTTTAAATCATCTCTACGCTTATCGCAACCACACGATTCATAACCAAGTAATTTAGTTAACTTTTCTACAAGCCATTTGATTCCAGTATAAGTTGTAATCATTTCTATAAAGTTTCCTAGTTTCATAATAAATCATCTTTAAGTTTATTCTTTACCTTGTTGTATGTGTTGTAAAGAGAATAGTAACCTATCTTTGTTTCTCTACTTAATTCAGCTACACTCTTTCCCTTTGCTATCAATTCAAATACTTTCTTGTCATACCAATAAACATCATCTACTGCCCTTAAATAACCATTTAGGAACTCCTCATATTGTTCTTCATATTCCTTTGGGTCTATTTCCTCGAACTGTTTATCTATTTCATCTAAACTTACTTTTGTAATCTTCTTGTTGCTTCTTAAAAAAGAAACATAAATACCTCTTAATTGTTTAAATACATAATAGTAATTTATCTCATTACCATCGTACCAAATATTCTTTCCCTCTTTTTCATACCTAATCAAATAAATGTACATCTCTTGTACTATGTCCTCTGAAATGTTTTTAGGACATCCAAAGGAGTTTACTATGTTAATCCAAGTTTGATGTTTCTTTGCTGCTTGTTCGATTAGGTGCGACATTTTAAAATGGTATCTTTTTATTTATTGGTTGTTTTCTTACAAAACCCTCTAATGGGTCGTATATATCTCCTACCACAAAAGGTAGTGTGTATTTATTTATTTCAAAACTAAAATTGTCAAAAGCATATCCTCTACTTAATTTACACTTTACATCTACTCTACCTTTGTGTGTTGTGCTTTTTTCTAAACTTATTGCAGTTTCACACTTCTTATATAGCGTAGAACCAAGATGACCAGTTGCTTTATCACTTCCATAGTTACTATGAATTACAGTTATAATATGGCAATCGTATTCAACAGATAATCTCATTAATGTTCTTACACATTCGTTTCCACATTTAATATCATTTACTTCACTAACAAGGTCAGCCACACCATCAATAATTACTAAACCATTATTTCCCTCATTCTCTTTTAATATGTACTCTATAAAAGTAAGCATATCTCTATAACCTAACTTTCTTAAAGCGTATTTTTTGTAGCAACCTAAATCAATATCTCCTGCCATACTTTCAATTCTCTTGGCTGCTTGTTGTGTATGCCACAAACCCATTTCTGTATCAAAGTGAATTAAACATCTACCCTCTCTATGTCCTTTTAAATTTCCACCGTATATATTTTGACCGCTTAAATAAACACCTCCTAATAAACTTAAGAAGAATGTTTTACCAGTTTTACTCGGTGCTTGTACAAAACTTATATTTCCATAAGTACCCAAACCAATCGGTACACTCTTTTCCCCTAATCTTGTTTTTATTTTCTTTTCTCCTAAACTTAATGCTACTGGAGGATAATCTAAAACCTCATCCGTAAACACCTCACAGTCCTTTGCTATAAGTTCCATTGCCATATTCTCTATGGTCTTTTCATCTGTTATTTGTTCTGTCATTTAATTTATTTTGTGTCATTAATTTTTGTCTAATATATAAAAAAAAAGGGTAGCTTTTACACTACCCTATAATTTTTAAAATGGTAAGTCGCTTACAACTTCCTCTTGTAACGCTTCTTTTACTTCTTTTTCAGCGTTTACAATACTTCCGTTGTTCCATACTACCTTTCCGTTTCCTACGTAGCATCTTTGCTTTTTAACTTCGTTTTCCTCTTTGGTTTGTGAAATGTAGATTGATGCGTTGTTTCCAAACCTTGTTTCATCATTAACTGACATTGTAAGGTTTAAATAAACTGCTCCATCTTTTCCTGCTACAAATTTTTCCTTTGGTAATTTGTCTACTCTGATACTGTAATTGATAATTGCACTCATAATAATTCTATTTTAATTTAGGTTAATATACTTATTTAATTTACTTTTTAAATGATTCTGATTCATCTTCTCCAAATACTCCAAGTTCGTAGAACCCAGTTAATTTAAGAACTGCTCTTGACATTGCTCTTTTCTCTGCCATTTCAGCAACGTACCAAGAATTTGTATTCCCATCTTTGTAACTCTCTCCTTTTAATGCAGAACCAAAGGTTTCTATTATCTTACCGTCTTTTTCAGCACTTGCTTTAAATACTGCAAAGTTAGGTTCGCACTTTATTACTTTATAAAAAACATTTATATGTTCTTTTGCTTGTATCTTGTCAATACCTTGTCTTGTAATAATAACATAGTGTTGGTGCTTAAATACATCATCTTTTGTTAATCCGTACTTCTTGTACAACTCAATTAATTTGTCTTTGTTCATCTTATTTAAAATTTATTTGTTTACTAATTTCTAACTGTGCTTCTAAAAAAGCCACTCTACTCTCTAATGCTTCTATTCTATTATGTAGGTACTGTTCAAAATCTTCTGTCATAATGTTTACTCTTTTAATGTCTTCTCTGTGTGTCATAAGTTATTATTTTTCAAATATATAAAAATTTATTTAATACACAAACTTTATTTATTAATTACATCGTGAAACTTCTCGTAAGTATAACCCTCATATTTAAAAGCTTGTCTAATTGTTTTAATTGTTTTCCCTACACCTATCGCATATCCTAATACATATACTAATATATATTCTATTAATATTATTAATATGTCTTTCATAATTGTTCGTTTATTGTTACACTTAATCCTAAATAGTTTCTTGTACCTCTTGTTGGAACTCTAACTTGGTAATAGATTCTTATATCAGTTAAGTTACTATCTTGTTCTAAATGATACTCTATTTGTTTCTTTAGCTTCTCCCAAGCCGAATCGTTTATCTTCGTAATACTATTATCTTCTCCCACCATTGTTTTATTTTATAAATTAGATTCTTTAAATACATCATAAGGACTTTCTGTGTTAGTAAATGATTTTATATCTATCCAAACACCCCACTTTAAATTAAATATGTATTTTTCGCTTTCTAAATGGTCATAAATAATTCCTATAATTGTAGGAAACTTATCGTTCTTTTGGTCTATTAAATCTTTGTACTGTGGTTTTAATCTGTCTAATAATGTCATAATATTTATTTTAATGGGGGTTTTTACACCCCTT